CCGATGACACACGTCAGTTGCAATATGCAACCGAAGCGCAGAACAAACTGCAAGCGTTTTTGAAGATGCAAGGCGACCGCGAGAACCATGCCCGCACTGTCAAGCTCGGCAATTCGTTCGCGGGCGGTTCTGGCCGACTGCCACCGTCTAAAGTAACGGGGTTCTAAATGCTCCGTAACCCGGCAATCTACCAGTGGCGACCAGTGGGGTTGTCTGACGCGCGGGATGGCAAGCTGGCGTTCCCCGGTGCTTGCAAGCTGCTGACGAACCTGATCCACGATCCGGTCAGCAACAATATGCTGGCCCCTCGGCCTGCCAGCACGAGCATCACCACGTTCAGCGGGTTTACGTCCCCCGGCGTTGTGTCCGTCATGACGACTGTCGGCACGCGCATCTTTGGCATGATCGCCAGCGGGCGAAACCCAGGTTTTGACCAGCCGTTTTGCTACGACACGGCAACCAATGCGTTTGTGCCCATTAGCGGCGTCACCAGCAGCAACGTGCCCGCAACGCCAGGCACGAGCGGCGCGTGGACACCCCCTTGTATGGCCGTGGTAGGTAATTACATCGTCATCACGCATCCAGGCTACACGGTGACCAGCGGGCCGATTGGAACGATCAATCTGACGACGCTGGCCTACAGCACTGGAAACATGATGAACGGCACAACCGCCGTTCTCAACGCAGTGCCAACTTCGGTTGCGCAGTTTTATGGCCGCGCATGGTATGCAGTGGGCAACCAAGCCTACTTTAGCGACTCGCTTTTCCCGTTGAGGCAAACCGACTCAGGCCAAGTCCTGACACTAGGCGCAAGCACTGAGCCAATTACGGTGTTTGTGCCTCAAGGCATTTCAACCGCGACTCAAGGTATTCTGTCCGCGTTGATTGCGTTTAAGCCAAACTCAATCTGGCAAATTACTGGCGACTGGAACTATGGTGGATCGACAAGCGGCGGCAATCTTGCGCTGAACCAGATCACCGCCAGCATTGGCTGTTCTGCGCCTCGCACAGCAGTCCCCACGCCTGCGGGCATCATGTTCATGGCGGTGGATGGCATTCGCACCATTCCGACGCTGAGTATGGCCGTGACTGAGCCAAATCCTGACGTGGTGTATCCGTTCTTCAACTGCACGCAGCCGACGCGCGCTTGCGCAGCCTACAGTGCTGACACCTACCGTATTTCACTTGACACGGTGACAACAACAGATGTGCTTGGGCGGTTTGAATACTGGTTCCCGCTTAAAGTCGGCAAGTGGAGTGGGCCGCATACGTTTCCGGCTGACGTGATTGCCTCACTCGGCAGTTCGTTTGTCGTTGCGGTTAATAGCGTCGGCGCGCAACTGTTTCAAAGCAACGCTTACACCACGGCGAGCGACTCTTTTGTTGAGAATGGTGTGCCGCTTACGGTCAACATGACCAGCAGTTTGATCGACCCTGATCCGCCAATGGCGGAAAAGGCGTCTATTGAAATGACCGTTGCAGCAGTGTACGGTGTGCAGCCTTACACAGTTCAGGTTATTGACAGCCAAGGAAACCTAATCAACCAAGCGCAACTCACGCCTGTCACTACCCCGAATACCTGGGGTGGCGCGGGCATTGTGTGGGGCGCTCCTGGAATTGTATGGGGCGCAGCGCCTTACAATTCCAGTGTGTCTCCGCTATCGTTCTCCGCGCCGCTTGTGTTCAAGACGTGTCAAATTGTTCTTTCCGGCAGCAGCGGCTACTATTTCCGCCTAGGGCGGTTTGATTTCCGCTATGAGGCACTTCAATACACCGGGGCAGGCTGATGGCAATTATTAACCCGCTAACTTACACGATCGCAAACGGCGATCCGGTCGATGCAACGCCGGTTCAGGCAAATTTCACGCAGATCGTGCAGGATGTCAACGCGAACGCCGCCCCTCTAGCGGGCAACGCTTCGCAGCAATTTCTTGTCTCATCTACAGCAAACCCGGCAGGTGCGGTGCCGCTTGCACAAGCGCAGCAACAGTTCGCAGCGCTAAACGGTTCTGCAAGCCAACAATTTGCAGTAGCGAACGCGGCTACGGCAACGCAGGCGGCAGCATTTGGGCAAACCATCGGAAAGGGTGCGGCGCAGTATGCCGATGTCACGGCGTCTCGCAGTTTAGGTAGCACGTACGCTAATACGACTGGCTCACCTCTTGCCGTCGTGTTAACCCTCCTTATTCCGGCAGGTATAAACGTAACGCTATCCGATCCAACTAACACTTTTTATTATGGCGGGGCGTCAAACAGTGGAACATCGTCGCGTAGCTTTACTTTTTTGTGCTTAGTGCCCACTGGCGCGCAGTATTACCTTTATGGTAGTAGCGGCGTTACGATATCCAAATGGCTTGAGTATTAAACCATGACAATCGTTAACCCACTTCCATACAACATTCAGAACGGGCAGGCGGTTGATGCCGTCCCGGTCATGGCGAACCTCAACCAGATCGTCAACAACGTCAACGCAAATGCTGCGCCTGTATCGGGCAGTGCTGCGCAAACCTTTGCAGTGGCGAATGCGACAGCGACAAACCAAGCGGTCAATTGGGCGCAGGCCGGAACGCAAGTTTTTGGGCCTGCAACGAGCAGCACGATTACGCCAGTTGCGTTTAACACTTTGGTTTTCACAGGTTTTTCGGCTGCGGGAACGATCACTGTAAATCCAGGGTCGTTTACCGGCCAACGAGTTCGTGTGTATGGCTGTGGCTATACAGTTACAGTGCAAACCAACGTAACAAGTGGCTTTCCTTTTTTGGCTTTTTCAGATGGGAGTTCAAGCTATACGTGGAATATCTACAGCTCTATCCAAAATATTGAAATGGTTTGGGATGGCGCTAACTGGCGTTGCACCACTACGGGCCAGATTGTTGCTGCACCGGCAAGTGCGTCAAATCAAGTCGTCACTTTGGGGCAGTTTCTTGGGCCGATAACAAATTCAAATCTTATAGGAGCGCTTGCCACGAATACAACCTATACCTGTTCGGCATCTTTTACCGCGCCATCAGCAGGATATGTGTGGGGCCAATCAAGGTTAATTCTAGGCTCAATATCGGCTTCTAACATAACGAACAGTCTCCTCATCAACGGTACTCAATACCAAGCAGATAGCAATGAGTTGCCACAGACTCATGGCGGCGTATCTCAAGTATCACAAGGCCAGTCGGTCACTGTGACGGCACAAGCTGTAACGGGATCATCTTCGCCTGCAGCAGCTGCAAGTCTTTATGTAGATGCGATTTTCATTCCGGCACTTCAAAATTAAGGAATAATTGATGAGCGCCTATTATCTTGAACTAAATGCAAGCGGAACAGCATTTACCGGGTCTGGATTTTCTCCGGACGGGACGATTCCCACCGGGGCGATTGCTTGCACGCAAGCGCAGGCGGAAAACCCCTACGCGTATGCGCCTGACATGAGCACGACGCCGCCGAGCGTTGTCGCGGCACCATCTGCGCAGCTTCTCGCGCAAGCGCAAGCCGCGCAAATCGCCATGCTCTACCAGGCCTACCAGCAAGCCATCCAAGCCCCGGTGAGTTACACCAGCAAGGGCGGCGTGACCAAGACGTATCAGGCCGATCCGGGCAGTGTGGCGAACCTGCAAAGCATGCTGCTGTCCTTCGGTGCCACGCAGACTGTCCCGTCGGGCTTCTACTGGGTATCGGCAGACAACACGCAAGTTCCGTTCACCTATGCGGACATGCAAGGGCTTGCGCAGGCGTTCGGCACGCAAGGCGCGGTGGCGTTCCAGCACTTGCAGACGCAGAAGGCTGCCGTCAATGCCGCCACGACAGTATCAGCAGCGCAAGAGATTACATGGTAAGTGCTATGAAACTCCTTAACCTCATCGGCCTCTACCTCGGCCTCATGTACGCAACCTGGTTCGCCTTCCTTGCAGTTATGGCCCTTTTGTCGGCTCGCAATAACGGCAAACTGACCAAAGCATCTACGATCCTCGCTTACCCAATCCTCATCGTCGGCTGGCTGCTTGATTTCAGTCTCAACGTGGTGTCCACCGTTCCTTTCCTAGACTTGCCGCAGGAGTGGTTGCTCACCATCCGGTGTGACAGGTATCTTTCCATTGCGAACCCTAGCGGGTTGAACAGGTATCGCCAGCGTGTTGCCCGTGCGCTGTGTCAAAATCTGCTTGACCCTTTCCAGTCGGGCGGCCATTGCAGAGGAATCGACCCATGAGCAAGTCTGGCATTAAAATCAACCCCGCCAACAAAGGCAAGCTGCACAAGACGCTTCACGTCCCCAAGGGCGAGAAGATTCCTGTGGCGAAGCTGGAAAAAGCCAAGTCATCCCCCAATCCTGCAACGCGCAAGCGGGCTACTTTTGCGCTTAACGCAAAAAAGTGGGCGAAATGATGCGTGATCTGCTCGACGTTCTCTTGCTGGCGGCGGTCTTTATTGCGGGCGAGATTGCTTTTCGACGGTACTTAAGACGCCGACATGGACAACGACAAAATTGACATTTCGTTTTTTACTTGGTCTAGCGTTCTTGGTGCGCTGATCGGGCTAGGGCAGATTCTTGATTCTTCCGAGCAGTTGTCCTGGCGCGTCGTTGTGGGGCGCGCGCTCGTGTCAGCAGGGCTGGCGTCAACCGCCCCGGCACTTTTGACATGGTTCCCTCAAATGCCGCGAATGGCTGAGTTTGCGTTTGCAGCAATGCTTGCCAGCCTTGGCACTTCTGCGCTTCAATCCATCGTGCGCCGGGTGCTGCTTGGGCGCAATAACTAGGAGTTTCGACATGGCCGTTCAATACTCAACCACACATCGCACCAACGCCATGACTGATCTGGTCGCGCAGTTGGGTTCAACGGGGTATCTGCTCATTTACACCGGCTCGCCGCCCTCTAACTGCGCTGCGACAGCAACAGGCACGCTACTTGCGTCGTTGCCCATGTCGGCTACAGCAGGAACCGTGTCTAACGGTGTATTGACGTTCAATGCGTTTACAACTTCAAACGCCGTCGCTTCCGGCACTGCGGGCTATTACCGCCTCTGCACTTCCTCAGCCGGTACAACGTGCGTGAGTCAAGGTGTTTGCGGCACCAGCGGCGCAGATTTGAACCTGACAACGACCTCTATCACGTCAGGTCAGCCGGTCAGCGTCACAAGCTGGACGATCACGGCTTACGGCGCGTAAAGTTGGTTTGTGGCAAATCCGATCGTCCAATCCACTGCGCTGCAAGTTGTCAACGCAGCGCAGTATGCCTCCGCCACGCTTTCCGGCGTTAAAGCGGGCAACGCAATTGTTGTCACGGCATCGGTCTATTCGCCCAATGCCAATGACGCGCCGCTGGTTAAGGACGGCTCAACCACGCTGACGCAAGTCTCCGCCTACACGCCAGGCGGTAATTACTCCAGCGCCGTTGTTGCTTGGGAGTTGAATGTTGCAGCGGGATCGCACACGATCACGGTGCAATTTACCTCAAAGATTACGTCGGGGTACTATGTTTTTGAGGCGCACGAAGTCAGTGGGCTTGGATCGACACAGCCAAGCGTCAGCACGACCGGCACCACCACAGGCAGCACGCTAGCGCTGTCAGGCGCAACACCATCGCAAAGCGGATGCATCGTTTTCACGGCGATTGCCGATGATGGAAGCGGCTCTAGCAGTACGGGTGCTGCCACCACGCCAAGCGGCTATACGTCGCTGTGGCAAGAAATGGCGGGCGCAAGCTATCAGATCGGTGCGGCAGCGTATCAAGTTCAAAGCACGGCTGCGCCAGTCTCGCCGTCTTGGACAGGTCTGAATTCTGCTGGGGGCGCGGGATGGTCCGCTGTCGCCGTTGCATTTGCGCCTGCAGGGTCAAGTGGTGTTTCAGCATCGGCTGCAAAAACCGATAGCGCAGATAATCAAGCGGCCTCGGGCACAATAACCGCACCCACGGTTGCAGCACAGGCCGCGCAAACCGATAGCGCAGATAGCCAAGCGGCATCAGGCACGCTAACGATCGTTGTTCAGGCGACCCAAACTGATGGCGCAGATAGCCAAGCATCCTCTGGCACGCTGACAATTATCGCCCAGGCTACGCAAGCCGATGGTGCGGATAGTCAAGCGGCTTCAGGAACGCTGACGGTTCTCGCCCAAGCTGCGCAAACCGATGGGGCGGATAATCAAGCAGCATCGGCCACAGTAGCCACACTCACGCCAACCGCGCAAGCCGCGCAAACTGATGGTGCGGATAACCAAGCGGCATCAGGCACAGTAACTATCTTCGCGCAAGCCGCGCAAACCGATGGCACCGATAGCCAAACAGCATCGGGCACGCTGACGATCATCGCGCAAGCTGCGCAAACCGATGGGGCGGATAATCAAGCAGCATCGGGAACGCTGACAACGGGCGTTCAAGCCTCGGCTGCGCAAACCGATGGGGCAGATAGCCAAGCAGCGTCAGGCACGCTGACAGTCATTGCCCAAACTGCACAAACCGACGGCGCGGATAGTCAAGCGGCATCGGGCGTGCTGACAATTATTGTCCAAGCGGCTCAAATTGACGGTGCAGACACGCAAGCAGCAAGCGGAATTCTCGGCGTTAACATTGTCGCGGTGCAGGTAGACAGCACAGATACGCAATCCGCGTCGGTTGTCCCTAACCCGTCGATTGTCGTCACGGCTGTGCAGGTTAACGGCGCTGACGTTCAAGTCGCAAGCCTCAACTTTAACTACAACACGCTAAACGAAGCGTACTTGTATGCTTCACAGCAAGCCGCCACACCGCAGTTTTACACTATGTCGCCCCCGCCGCAAGCAAATACGGCGGTTTACACGCAATCTGGCACGTTTACTGTCCCGGCCTATTCAAATTACTTTCTTGTGAGCGCAACGGCTGCGGGCGGTTCGCCTTATGGGGCAGCGGGGCGGCAAACTTCGCGCCAGTCGTTACCCGTTGCTGCTGGCGATGTATTGACAGTATCCATTTCGCCAAACGTCACTGTTCAGCGTGGGGCGCAAACGCTTTTGTCGCTTTTGGACGGCGCAGCATACGCCAAAGGCACGCAAGGCGGACTGCCGCAGGATTCCGGGATTGTTGGGCTTGGTAGCGGAGTAGATGAAGGTGTACCATTCCCGGCGGCGTTGGTCTTTATTTGGAATTGATATGTCAGCCTTTGATGATGCGTTTACAGCCCTTATAGGCAACGAGGGGGGCTACAGCAACAACCCCGCTGACCCTGGCGGTGAGACAATGTGGGGCATCACGCAGCGCGTGGCGCAGGCGCACGGATATACCGGCGCGATGCAAGATTTGCCACTGGAAACTGCGAAAGCAATCGCCAAAGCGCAATATTGGGACGTGTATTCGTGTGACAATTTTGACCATCGTATTGCGTTCCAAGTGTTTGACGCAGCGTATAATGGTGGGCATCCCGCGCTATGGTTGCAAAACGCTGTAGGGGTGCCAATGGATGGCATTATTGGCCCTGTGACGATTGCAGCCGTGAACGCTGCCGACCCGTTGCAAGTCATTTTACGGTTCAACAGCTACCGCCTGTCTTACTTCACGGCGTTGAGCACATGGCCGACCTTTGGGCGTGGGTGGGCAAACCGGATCGCGCATAACCTTCTTTTAGGAGCGCAATAATGAGCCTCACATGGGCAGATGTTGGACGCGCAGTTGGCGGCATTGCGCCAATTCTTGGCACAGCGCTCGGTGGTCCTGCGGGTGCTGTGGTGGGCAGCATGATCGCTTCGGCGCTCGGAACAAACAATGATCCCGCGTCAGTGAACGCCGCC